TTAAGGTTAAATCTGTTATATAACTGTTTGTGCTAGAACAAATTGTTAAATAGTAAAACACGGTAAGTTCAATGATGAGCGACAACTCAAAGTTTAGTTTTGGAAGTATTCCCGTCATGCGAGAAGTACCTCCTGGCCTGTCTGCCAAGTTCCATTTTACGGGACCAGGCAAGATCGTAGAAACAGAGCAGTATGGAGAAAAGATGTCTTTTCCTATATCTCTTTCTTACCACCCCTCCTATGATTCCCTACCTCCCTTGAAGGGCAAACCATAGAGTGCAACTGGCAGACCAAGTGTCAGAGCGCTAAAGAGTTAATGCAACAACTGGAACAGAGAACGCCTGAATCTGCTAACAAGTTAAGTGCTTTTGCAAAAGAACTGCAACAACACTATAAGGAATCAGAATGGCAATTGACTCGATTCGATACTGGTGCATACTGGCTAGAGGTATTGTTTCCGTGAGGTTTAGGTGCTGGCGTTGTGGTACTTGGGGATGGAGGATTAAACACGTTTGTAAAGAGTGCTGGAAAGAGAACATGAAAGTGATTCACCAATTAGCTAAAGAAAGGAGTTATCAATGAAACGTAGGTGTAACATCTGTTTACAGAGCAGACAAGTAGCAGTAACAACCAGGTTCAATGATGTAACTACTATTTGTTATCAGTGCCAGGCAATCATCAAACGCATTAGTAGTGATGACGATCTAATATACACTTCTACAAATGGCAAAAACGGCAAACTGTAAACTTACTTGTCCCTGTTGTGGTTTTGTTTCAATTATTAAGTGTAAAGCATGCGGACCAAAACTGAAACCCTAGCATTACAGTCACTTTTATTTTAAAGGACAGGGACAGGGAGAGGAGGTGGTGGGGTAGCAATGGGTATAAAAAGGGAGTTTGGGGCGCTGCTGTGGCGTTATTTGGCGTTATTTGCCCAATCCAAGGCCTTTCAATGGCGTTGTAGTGGCGTTACCCTGGTTTTCAGCTGCTTTAGTGATCAGCGGGATGATTTTACTAGCAGCTGCTTGCACATACCAGGGTTGATCCTTTAATTCTGAAGCCATACCATGCAAAATAGACAGTTCTGCTCCCTCCTCAGTCTTTGCCAGTTCCTGAGCAGCATTCCCCATAGCACCATTCCAAAAATTTTTAAAACTATCTCTAGCTTGAGGCAACATAAATTCCTCAAAGTCTACCAGGAGCTGTTCACGGATCTTACTGGTGATAACTTCCAGGGAAGCTAGCAAGGTTTTGTCAGACTCTTCAGACATCAACCAGGCTTCAATATTTTTTCTAGTCCTAACGGGGATCCACCAGGTATAAATTACCAGGTATAATCCAAAACTCAAAAACCAAACCAAAAAAAACATTTGGTCGGTCATGCTAACGGACCATTACCAAATAATCCTGTTTCTCTTAATCGTTTTTCCCACCAGGATACTTCTGCTTTTTCTGCGATTGGTTCAACAATAGCTTCCTTTGCCTCATCCACTTGATCCTGGATAAACTTTTTCATATCTCCAGGGAGATCAGCAAGCGCCTGGGCAAGTTGGTTTATCATCTCCAAAGCATCTCCAGTTTTATCATACATTGCAGCCAGGACAATTCCTCTAGGTAGTCCCAGATCAATTGCAGGTACAATCTCCGCTATTGCGATCAAGTTATTCAGGGCGTTAGCTCTCTTATCTACTTTTGAAAATGCATACCAGGTGATCCCCTGGATAAACGGAGTAAACGCTTTCACAACTTCAGGTAAAATTATATCCCAGGGGATCTCTTCAATCTTAGGCTTTGCCATTGTCGCTCATTTAGTAAAATACTTCTCCCGTTAACGTTGCATAATACCTTATATCTGCTGCATTATCCGTTATTATTTCTATTTTCACATCGGTATAAGGCGGGATGATTATGTATAAAGGATCCATATCCATAAAACTTTGAGCAGCGTTCGTTAATCGGATATTTTCGCTAATCTTTTGATTATCAAAACTTACTATTAATCCTATTTTTTTACTAGAACCCATATCAGCTATAATGCCCTGCAATTGAACTTCAGCATTAATAGTATTGCTCCCACTATTGAAAGAAAGAGCAGTAACGGTTGTATTGTTTACAATTACGGAACCACTATATGCATAAGCAAACGTTCTACCTGCTGCTGTTACATAATTGATACTAGAGCCGACACCGGCAGGATTACTCCCAGCAACATTACCGGCACCACCTAAGATCGCCATTAACTTACTCGAAAGTCAGAGTACATCCGACATCAGCTGCCGCAGTTGATCCAATTTGGGCATAGGCTATTTCCAGACTATTACCAGGCACAACAGCCAGGTCTGTATCATACTGGGCAAAGTTCGTATTTGCTCCAGTTGATGTACCTAGGACACATTGACCAGGTGTTATGAATGTAGCAGCTCCGTCTCTCATCGCATTTCCTGAGATCTGAATCATACCACCACATTCTTCACCAGCTCCGTCAACTACTGTTGATACTGACATCTGTTTTATGGATGTCACGCCCTGGGGTACCGTGAAACTGGAACTTACCGTACTACCAGCTAATTGGTTAAGGGCTACAAAACTCGTGCTTCCAGTCAGTGTTCCTGCTGGTGCACTTCTACTTACTACGATTGCCATATTATCAGATCCTCATATATATTTTTGAGCCCCCCAAACGAATTGAAGGGAACCATTTTCGTACTACACCACCAGCAGCTGCAACAACAATTGCCGTGGTTAATACTTTCTTACCTGATGTACTAGTAATCAGGTCAATTGAATTAGTTGTTAATTCATTAAGAGCTTTTGTAATGTTACTTTCTGTTAAAGCTTTGATAACACCAGGACTCTTCTTTCCAAATCCTGTATCTAAGTAACTCGCCACAGAAAGCCCAGCGGCTAGGCCCGTCACACTTGGATGGGGCATTGCAGGTCTACGATATCTGGCCATATTATTTTTTCTCCTTGGATTGCCAGTGGATCTTCTACGCGTGGTTGATGGTCTGCGTTTGTTCTGCTTCCGAGAGCGACCCCTAGAAGCAGTATAGGATTTCTTAGAGATGAGCTTGCCATCTCTGAAATACATCGTTCTACCATTCTTTCCTCTGCGTGTGTAAAGTCCCACTGGCATTATCAATTAAGGTTAAATCTGTTATATAACTGTTTGTGCTAGAACAAATTGTTAAATAGTAAAACACGGTAAG